AGAGCCTGCAAGACGATGTTAAAGATCGTTTTTCACAAGCTCAACAAGAATTGCCAGAAGAGGACCGCTCCCCACTGAAAACCATCGCAGGGATGTCTTCCGCAGCGGTGGATCAAGTCAGTGAGCGAGTCAAATCCAGCGAGTCTTTCCAAACAGCACAGAAGGGTTTGGATGAAAAAGCCCAAGCAGCCAGGGCCAAAATAGACGAAAAAGCATCACGCGTGTTGGGTCGTGACACGACTGAACTCAGCATGACTCAGCTCATCAGTGCGCTGGGTAAACTGGGTAAAGACAAAACGATCACCCAACCCCAAGCGGTTGAGATTTACAAAGACCTCACCGCAAAGGCAAAATCGACCACGTCGGACTTGGCAAAGAAAGTTATCGAGGTCGTCTCGAAGAGTCAGGGCGTTGTGCCTGCTGAAACTCCTCCTGCCGAACCGGTCGAGCAAGCCGTCGTTGCAGAGCAAGCACCGGTTGTTCGTCAAGAACCAGTGGAAATTCTTCCGGCAGCACCTGCTCAGCCAGCGCAGAAGAAAACGGCCAAAGAGAAAAAGAAGGCATCGATTCAGCAAGGCGGACAATCGGTAAGAGCCAAGAAGAAGCGTGCTTACCAATCTGCAAAACCAAGCGTGCTGTCCGAACAAGCAGGCCGTGCAGAGCCGCTGATCACATTGGAGATGCTCGAAGAGCTGGATGCGCTTGAGACAAATCAAGCTGCGATGGTAGCAACACCAAGTCCTGCTGTTGCTCCTGTGAGTGCACCAGTGCCGTTAGCTGCTCCTACACAGCAGCCTACTGCAATTCTACAGCCTCAAGTCGCTCCGGTTGAAATTGCACCAGTTACACAGACTGTTGCAGACGCTGCCGTACTGGCTCCTGAACAAGCACCTGCGCCTGTGGAGGAAAAGAAAACGTTGATGGGTCGACTCAGCGGAGCGATCTCTTCAGCCAAACAAAAAGCTCAGCAATCCATCCCTGAGATGGCAGCCAAGCTTGGACTCACACCTCAGCGTGCTGAAGAAATCACGGCTGACGTTGAAGAAGTCTCTGAAGAAACAGACATCAAGCCCAACACTGCGATGGCGTTCATCATGAACGTGGCAGAGTCGGCGAAGAACATCGCTGTCAGCGCTGCTGAGGATTTGAACGGGTTTGTCAAAGCGAGCGATTCAAGCAAGCCAGAAGCGACGCCTACGCCGGGCACGCAAGCGGCGGCAGATCAGTTCTTCAAACCAAGCTCAGAACTCCCAGGCTCTGACGAGCAACTCGACAAAATCAGGCAAGCCATCCTCACCTCTAATACCCATCTGGAGAACATCAGTATCCAGCTGCACGATGGGATTAATGTCGATAAGAGTTTCTCTATCTTCGGGAAGAGGAAAGCTAAGAAAGACAAGATCAACCACGGTGAAGGTGTCTCAGGTGCGCTTGGTAACGCAGTAACCAAAACTGCAAAGGGTGTGGGTGGTTTGGCTTCTCGTGCTGCACGGGGCGCTGTTGACCTGAACATCTGGTCTGTCAAGACCGCAGGACGTGCGATTTCTTGGGGTGGTGGTAAAGTCAAAGACGCTTTGTTTGGACCTACCAAACCTCAAGACGTGTACTTCGAAGGTGAGAAGACGCCGCGTCTGTTTGCTGCAGGAATGACGGCGGGCAAGTACCTGAAGAAGTTCTCTCTGAAACCAGTGAAGAACCACAAAGACATTGACGAACCTATCCTGGATGAAAAAGGGAACGAAATCATCACAGGTGATGAAATCTCAAAGCTCTACACTAAGGGCATGGGTGCTCGCGCTGTTCGATTGATCACCACACCTGCGAAGGCAGTGGGTGGGCTGCTGAAGAAAATTGGTGGGGCGTACGCAAATGCCTTACCAGGCATGATGGGGGCTCAAGCGAAGATTGCAAAATCCATCGTGATGGCACCTGTGACTGCTGTGAAGAAGGTCTGGGGTGCGCTCGGCGGAGCCAAGGATGTGTATGTGGTCGGCACGCCTGAGCCGGTCCTGTATGCAAAGGTGATGAAGGCGGGTGGGTACATCTCGAAGCTCTCGGGTAAACCCATCAAGAAAGCCAGCGACATCGATGGACCTGTGATTGACATCGAAGGCAACACGCTGATCACCATGGATGACATCCGCAAGGGTGTGGTCGATAAGGGTGGCAAACCAATCAAGTCGGCAATGGAGAAGATCACAGGTGTTTTAGGATCTGCTGCTAAAACAGTCTGGGGTGCTCAAAAAGCTGCGTGGGGGCTCACCAAGAAAATCGGTGGCGCCATGCTGAAGGGCGTCAAGGGGTTGGCTGGTGGTCTTCTCAACGGGTTCTCGGTTGAGGTCAACGGTGCCAAGAGTGTCAAGGTGCTTGAAGAAATTCGAGACATTTTGAAAGCAGGTCAAAATCCAAAGAAGGCGGCCTTCGGTGATGTTGATGGTGATGGTGACAAGGATGGATCTTGGCAAGACCTGAAGCAGAAGTCCAAGGAACGAATCGCTGAACTCAAAGAGAAAGCAAAGAACAAATTCAACAAAGCCAAGGACACGGCCAGCAAAGCAGGCACCACGATGTTTGACATGCTCAAGGGCTTGGGCGGCATCATGGGTAAGGTCGGTGATCTGGTAGGAGGTGTGAAGGATTTGTTCTCACTCGGTAAGGGTGCTACGGGTCTGCTTGGTAAGGCAGGCACGTTGCTTGGTGGTGCGAAGGGCTTAGGTGCTCGGGCGTTGCTGGCATTGCCTACTCTTGGTGGGATCACCGGAGCAGCTTCCGCTGCAACCACAGCAATCGGTGGTGCGGCAGCTGGCGCGGGTACAGCACTGAGCGCAGGGGCTGCTGCAGCACCTGGTGTCATCGCTGCTGCAGGGTCTACGCTGGCTGCGGCTGGTACGGGCCTGATGACCTTCCTGGCGAGTCCTGTGGTGCTTGGTGTGGCAGCAACAGCCGCAGTCGCTTATGGTGGCTACAAGTTGTATAAACACCTGAAGAAAATGTCCGACTTGGATAAGCTGCGACTGGTGCAGTACGGCTTCCAAGCGGATGACCAAAAGAACTTTGAGCGAGTTCGGAAGTTAGAAGAGTTCTGCAAACCGTTCGCTACGGTGGGCCTCAATGGTGGAAAGACAACCATTGACGAAAAGAACATGGACATGAAAGAAATGCTGGATACGTTTGACATCGAGAAAGATGATCAAGCCGGCATGGAGAGATTCTTCCGGTGGTATCAGGAACGGTTCAAGCCCGTGTACTTGACCAACGGATCGGTCGTTGCGATCATTGCAAAGAAGAGCAAGATTGAAATGGGGGAAGTGTCTAGCTTTGACAAGCAAGATGCAGCTACTTATCTCAATGAAGCCAAATTTGAAAACGGACCTTATAGCATCTTCACCCTTCCAATCGATGAAGAAGGCTACAAAGTCACTGGTGCGGCAGATGTCAAGGCGATCATTGCTGAAATCAAGAAACGCATGGGTCTTGACAAGGTCGCCCCTGGGAAACTGACAGCAGGTGGCAAGGTCGTGACTGCTGGTGCAATCGCTGCAATCACAACTGAGAAGGAAATGGTTGCGGAGATGAACGGGCAAGCAGCTCCTGAACCTCAGGCTGCAGCAGTTTCTCTCCAAGCCGAGATCAAAAAGACTGCAGCTGGTGTGGCAGTTACCACAACGCTCACGCCAATCGGCATCACGGATGACTCTGGCAATGAAGAATACGGGGATGAGTCAACGCTTCAAGCATTGATCGACCTCAGTAACCTCAAGCAAGAAGGCAAGTACAGCGCACTCGAAGCGGTTAAGTACAAAACGTACGGCTTGGTTGATTTGGAGCAATCCAAGATCAAGAGCTTGAACTCTGTTGAAAAGGCAGTGCTCAAGGATTTGGTCTACAAGAAAGGTCAGGCCAGCTGGGAAGGCTCTCCGACGAAGTTGCTCGAAACCATGCGTGGTGAGTTCGGGATTGCTTCGATGGAAGGTCCGGACGCCGATGCTTGGAAGGAGTGGCTGGTTAAGCGCTTCCTGCCCAGCTTCTTGAAGTACGTGGGTCTGACTTGTGCGTACAGTGGCAAGGATCACTACGACGACAATGTTGGGATGCTCAAGGTGTCTCAGCAATTCGACGTGGCCAAGCAAATGGTCGGCTTGGACGTATGGAAGCAAAGCTACTCTCCGTGGCCTGGCTACAAGGTCTCAACCGACGGGAATGTGGCAAAAGCAAATCTGGCTTTCTTGGAAGACACAGTCAAAAAAGAAAAGGCCATTGAAGAAAAGAAAACCCAAGAATCCGACGCCTCGAAGGGTGCTGGATTATCGGACAAAGAAAAGCAAGCGGCTGGCTTGGCTGCAAAGTCACCGACTCAGCAGAAGTCGTCTAGCACACAGCCTAAGCAGGAAATCACTGCTGGCCCCGATGCTGAACCGAAGCCAACTGCCGTGGCGTCGCAAGCGGGTGGTATCACCTCTGGTGGAACCACGCCAGGGACGTTGAAGCTGGCAGATGGCCCAGTCCTTGAGGGTCGCCCTGGTGCATCATTGTTGTCATTCGCAAAGGGTGTGAAGCTTGATGGGGTTAACCCAATGCTGCTCAAGCAGTTCTTTGGGATGGCTGAGGAGTATCAACAAATCACGGGTAAGAAGATGATGGTGACCGATGGTTACCGCTCTTACGAAGACCAGGTGAGAATGAAAGAGAAGTATGGGGCCAGAGCTGCGACTCCTGGAAAGAGCCTTCACGGGTTTGGACTGGCGATGGATGTCAACTCCCCTGACTTGGATAAAGCAGACTCTCTTGGTCTGATGAGAAAATACGGCTTTGTTCGCCCGTTGGGTGGTGAGCCGTGGCATCTGGAACCCATTGGGACACAAATCGGTCGAGAAGAATTCCAGAGAAATCCGGGATTGGCTATCGATGCCATCAAGAGCGGCATGGGTCGCGGTGGTGGCGGTATGGGTTCTATCAAGGGAACCCCGCTGGGCGATCGAGACGACACCATGATCAAGACCATCATGAGCGCAAACGTGGCTCCGAATGTCAAGATCAGTGGTACGAAATCAGGAGAGCAAGTCACATTGCCCACTCCGATACTGCCTGGGCAAGAGCCACCAAAGGCATCTGTCGCAATGGGTGCAGGCAGCTCACCAATCACGCCAGCTGCAGGCCCGAAGGATGCGCCTACGGCGAAGTCAACGGCACCGGTTGGTAAGGGTGCTGGAACACCTGCAGCTGTTGTGAGTCCTGATGCTGAACCGAAGCCGACCCCTGTGGTGCAAGCCGGTGCAGCGCCTGCAAAACAGGCTGGAGCTGTAGCACCGCCTACTGCTGGGGCAAAGATAATCGAAAAAGCAAACAACGATTCCACCAACATGCCGACAGGGCTCGGTGCAAAGATACCAGATCCGGACGGCACGCTTGCCAGTGTGAAGAACACGGTAGAAGCCGCAGCAAAGGTGGTGGGTGTCAAACCTGATCTCGCTGTCTCGACGGTGGCGATTGAATCAGGATTCAATCCGAATGCTGCTGCGAAGAGTTCTAGTGCGAAGGGACTCAACCAGTTCATCAACAGGACCTGGAACGCAATGGTCAGAACCCATGGCGAGAAGTACGGTATTGTTCCAGGGGCATCACCGTTTGATCCAAAGGCAAACGCCTTGATGGGTGCAGAGTACATCAAGGAAAACGAAAAGATCCTGAAGAAGGCCACTGGAGATTCTGAAGTCGATCCAACCGACATCTACTCCGCGCACTTCCTGGGACCGTACGGTGCTGCAAAGTTCAACGCAGCCCTGAAGACGAACCCACAAACCTACGCTCATAACCTCTTACCGAGTGCGGCAGGTTCGAACAAGTCGATCTTCTACGAGAACAACGGCGCTGGTCGCCCGAGAACTGTGGGTGAGATTCGTGCTGTTCTTGAGCAAAAGGTGAAAACCAAGGCAGAAAGCTTTGGTATTAAACTGAAGATGGACCCTCAGGCGAAGATCCCGTCAGCGCCTGCGCAGGATACTTCAGCTGCATCAAATCGACAAGCCGCTGGCGCACCTCAGCTGCAGCAAGCCAGTGAACTCAATGCCCGTGCGTCTGGAGCTGCGGCTCCGAGCATCGCACCTAAGCGAATGAATGCTTATGGTGAACCAATGCAAGATGCACCGGCAACTCAGGAGAAACCTCCTGGCATGATGAATGCGAGCTGGACTCCTCCAACAACTGAACCGCAACAAACCCCTGCGCCGAAACCAGCAAACGCATCGATTGAAGGTTTCAACTATGCAGACATGACGCGTGACGCTGAGAAGACTTCCCAACTCAACGCGGGTCTTACCAACCCGCTGAAAACGACAGAAGACCTCTTGGCTAAATCGGTCATCACGCAAGGCAGCATGCTGAAGACGTTGACTGCAATTTACGACCACATGGTGAAGACGGCATCAGACCGAACAACCCAGGCCAAGAAAGAAAGTCAACCAGCCACCGAACCACAACGAGTCGACAGCATTCAAGCCCGACAGGCTGCTGCGATCGCTGCGGGGTCGGCTGAAGATCGGAATCTTCCGTCAAGTAGCTTTGGCTTGACAAAGTCTCCGATAGAGATGCGTCGCCGCATCTAACGCATATGCGTCATAAATGGGAGGCCGGGCCTCCCATTTATGCTGTCTAGCTTGCCAGTGTTCTTAGTCTTTACTGGCACCCTTCATGAAAATACTTGCCAGCACACCGACAGGAGATTGCCCCATGTCCATCATCAATCGCGACATGCTGAAGTAGCTGTTGATGTTGGCCATCTTGGTGTCAAGTTGACGCATCAGAGTCGGCAGACGGTCATGAATTTCTCGCAGGCTGTTGCCCCCAAGCGTGAGGAGATAGTCTGTGTAGTTGGTCTCCCCGTCAAAGATACCTTCTAGGGGCATGACGGACGAGCCTTGTTGAATAGGCATTGCCACGATGCTGGAGAGATCTTTCACCGTGAAGGTGATGTCAATCGCCATGGCTTGGCCGTCACGATTGAATGCTAGGTTCGATGTTCCACGTGTGATCGACAGCGAGGAAATCACGCCCAGTCGCGTGATTTTGTGCCCGCGATCAAACAACTCGCAGAGGAATGGAGACTGGTAGCTCTGCTTACCCGTGGCCAGCGGAAGCGCACCAGCCAAAAGCATGCACAATGGCAAGTAGATGTTGAACATCTGAGACACTGGATTTCCGTAGGGGGAAATAAGTGTCATTGTGTACGATGTCTCGGGCATGCTGGCGGAATGCGACTCCCAGTTGTCGGGGATGTCAACGAAGGCATTCCCGGCGAATGCAGCAAGACCCGAGAGTTGAAGAAGTCCTGCTCCTGTGGAGAGAATTGTTCCGACCCCGTCCAGCACTGCTTTGGAGATTCCCCATGGGTCGATGTTACCACCAGCCATGTTGATTTTCATATCGCGTGCACCTTGAGATGCAGAGTTCAGCTTCTGCGCCATTGAGTTAGGCGCTGTCTGGTTACTGAACGATTCAGACACGCTGCCGGTTGCATCAACTCGGAAGCATGCGAACTCACTGCCGTCAGATGCGTTTGCTAAGAAGTATTCGAGCGCAGAAGCAGATACAGAAGAAGTCCACTTCTGTTTGAGCTTGGACATTGCCTCCTCCACAGTTCCTGCTGTGGAAACATCCGCTCCTTTTCGGATGTCTTTCTCAATCATGGAATCTTTCTCAGCTGCCGCCAAGTCTTTAGCAGCCAACCACTTATCCCAGAACGATGTCAGTCTGAATGGACTGGTCTCACCAGGCTGTGCCTGTTGAATTGATTGTGTAACCCCACCTTCTTGGTACACTTTTCGAACACGACCATACCAGCCGTCATCACCGGGGTCTTTCATTCGGCGCAACATTTCTGCGTTATGCCTGCGTTCAAGTCGTTTTGCTCGATTGGCTACGGCATACACATCCAAGGTGCCATTCGTGCTGAATTCTGGAAAGATCTGGTGAAAGACATCCTTATCCATATTGGTGACTTTCATTTGCTCACCAACGAACGACTGGAATATCTCAGGCGCTGTGTACTTCACCAGCCCTTTGTTCACTGAGATTTGATTGAACATGCTGGTGACAGCATGCCAATACGCCGGCATAGTCGGCTTCAAATAGTAGAACTTTGAGGAAGGGATCTTCAACAGGAATTTGATCGCCATGCCTGCCATATTGAACAGGATGGGGATGATGGTCAGCGGCATGATGGCCATGCCGATCACAAAAGCACCGAACTTCAAGAACTTGGTGACGAAGCTGTCGTCCAAGCGCCCTGTGCGGGCCAAGACGGCTGAGCTGGAGCTGTAGAAACCCGTGAAGAACTGAATGAGCGAGTTGTAACTTGGTACACCAAAGCGAAGGTAGACGTTTTGGTTATTGTCGTCAATTGCTTCACTGTAGTAGCGACCCATCCCAGAAGGGGCCCTGGAGTAGGGGATGGTGTGAAACCGAGCTTCCGGCAAAGCGCCGGGTACAGGAATGTCGGCGTACGGTGTGAATTGTGGTGGTGGGTTGATACAAAAGTTCCCACCAGGTGCGGTGTCTGTGTACTTGAATGCAGCACTGGAGAAGAACCGATTGGTGATGTCGGTCGGGTCCATCGCCAGAGCGACCTTCTGCCCGCCCGTCAGTGGTGCAATGAATGATTGCCTAATCCACTGCGAGTTCTTTTTGAAGCCAGGTAAGTCAATCTCTCCCGTGAGGTTGGGTGCGAGCGTGCCTAAGGCATCCATTTGTCCTGGGTTATTCGACGACATGGGTATTTCTCTGAAATGAATCGGTTACGCTTGGGCGTAGTACGGGATTTCCCCGGCAACAGCGACAGCGACGGAGGGTTGCGGGGATGCAGTGGCCGCAGCCAGCATGAAAGCTTCATCAGATACAACGGGTTTCTTACTGATGAAGTTCGCGGCACTCGCAACCGCCGTGATGCCAATCCCGAATGCAACTTCCTTAGCCTGCTCAGCCACTCCCGCTTTAACCATTTTGATGGCGTCTTTGCTGGCTGCTTTCAATGCCTTTGCGGAGAGGACTTTCTTGACGCCCACTACCGTGGTTTTCCAATCCGCCTTCACTGCAGTGAAAGCAGTTTTCATGCTTTTGAAGTCTTGCTTTGTCTGAGCGATCTGGGACTTGACCGTAGAGACTGTAGCAGCAGCACTTTGAACCGCCCCCAAAACGGTCTTGTAATTTGCCAAAGAAGCCGAGATCAAATTACCAGCATTCGCCCCGAGCACGCTCGCGCCTATTTTGGTGCTGGCTATTTCTGAAAGCAAGCCAAAGTTTGGTTTTTGTTGTAACATTGGGATGAGGTTCTTGGTAACGTTCTCCATGATGGGTGCTAGTTTTGTAGCATTCGCCAGCGTGGTGAACACACCACTCATTCCAATCTCTGCAGTCTGCTTGATCAGGTTTGTAGCCAATGTCGTCGTGGCTGCAATGTCTTCAAATTTGAAAGGCAGTTGCTGTCCCGTCAACCCGACAACAAGATTACCCAGACCTGCAGCGGTGGTGATGTCAGCATTCTTGATGAAGCTGGTAACCCCACCAATGGTGGTTTGAATGTTTGAAATCACACCAGAAACCGCAGTTACACCGGACTGCACCATTTCAGGGAGTGTCTTGATTGCTGATACCAATTCCGGTGATGTAGCAATCACGCTTTTGAGAATAGCGTCTGGGTTGAGAGCCACTTCTCCAAGTTTGTTGACCATCAACAAAGTGCTTTGCGCGTTGTTGACCGCTGCTGAAACAGATGGCGGAACCAATGCTGCCAGTGAATCGCTCAATCCTCCCGTGAACGAGTCGATGAGATTGTTGAGTACGCCTAAGCCTTCTTGAGCATACACATCAATAATGGCTAATTTTTCGTCCACACCTGCGCTGAATGAGGTGGCTGCTAAGCTGGGCATGTGGTTCTCTCCTATGCGGCAAAAAAAGAAGTAGCAGCTACTGCGTGCACCAAGTAAGCAACCCTTTTTTGAAGGGTGCTCGCTTGATGCGATCACAGTAGCTGCCTCAAGATATTTCAGCTCAGGAGCCGAGATCTCGATTTACTTGCGACGATCGTCGCGCTGGTGGTCTGAGCGCAGCCAGTCGAAACTGGGGATCAGCGCTTGCAGGTCTTCGATCGAAGCGTCTTGCGGGAGCTTCTGCTCGGCCTTGAGTGCAACGCGGATCTCTTCGATCACACGCACGTACCAGCCGCGGTCTGAACTGAACCGCTGGATACCGTCTTGCATGAAGTACATGTCGAACGGCAATTCCGACTGTGCCATGAACTCGCACAACCGGTTGTTCTGGACCACCTTCATCCAGGTAGCATCAGCCACCAACCATTTCTGGTCATGGATGTTGCCACGCATCTTGCGATGCGTTTCGCGACTGCGTCCACCGAAATCGGTACGGTGGTAATCGTCACCATCGAACAGGTAGTTCCAGAAACCCATGACGCTGGTGAACGGACCCAGCTTGGTGTGCGTGAAGGTCACGCGCGCCGTCATGTCGAGCATCTTGCCCAGTTCGGTGATGCATTCCACACCGATGTTGATGACGTTCTGGCCATCGGTCGGAGGCACCCAGTCGTCGGTGATGCCCAGCGTGTCGCGGTACACGTCGTCCCGATTGCTTGCTTGCAGAAGACTGGCCAGGCGTGACGATGCGCGCGGTGCCGGCTTCTCGTCACGGTGGTGACGGTGGTTGATGGTCTCAGCCATGTACCGCAGCTTGGCCGGATCAACGCTTTCGAGTTCTTCGTCGGATTGGCGCTCCCGACGACCCTTCTTGTGCTTCTTGGGCTTCGGGGGGCGCACCAGTTCTTCGGACGGATGATCCAGCTCCATGCCAAACGTGATCGTCAGCTCTCCTTCGGTCGCTGGTTGGTAGCCCATTTGAACGGGCAGTGTCAGCGCATCTTGTTCGACTGCGGGCTCTTCAACGCCGTCGAGTAAAAGAACCATGGGGGCTTCGATGGTTTCGACTGCGGCGAATTGGGTTTCGATGATGTCAGGCATTTTCGGACTCGGTTTCAGGTTTGATTGGTTGAGCGACGGTGGCGTCGACTTCGAAAAGGCGGTGCTTGTTTTGCACCAGAAGAATGAACAGAATCACGTGGCGATTGGCTTTCACAACCAGCCGACACATTTGAGCAGGGGTTGGGGGCGCGCTGAAGAATCTCAGAATACCGAGAGGCCAGCGGATGCTTTTCTCATGCCAGTTGAGTACCTCGGAGAGATTGCTTTGGTAGCACAATTCTCGTATCTCTTTCGGGATCGCCGAAAGGGGAGGATATTCGTCGAGTACGCTGAGCGCTTGAACGGTGTTGTACACCAGTCGCTCGTAGGTGTCTTCGTCGAGCTGGCTGAAGAAATCCACCAGCATTCGAGAAATCCACCGGGTGGTGGGTGGATGAGCCTCGGTGATTTTGGTCACCGACTTCAGGGCTTCACCTCGCAGGAACGCAACCGGGTTGCGGTTGCAGATGTTGATGAGTACACCGTTTAACGCATGGGCTTCTTCTCCTGTGTGAAATGCCATGTACTTCCGGGCCATCTCAACGAACATGTCGCTGAGTGCGGCCATTCGCTCAGGGGGCAGCCCCTTTGCTTCCTTTTTCTTCGTCATCATCGTCGGGCTCCAAGTCCTTGATCGCTTCAAACTCAGGGTTCTTTTTCACCGACCGCGCTCCAGTGTAGAATACGTGTTCCACCGTGACCTTACGTCCATCTGTCATGTGCAACCGAAGCGACACATCCAGTCGGACCGTTTTCAGAATACAGATGCCCTTGTAGAGCACCTTCCACGTCATCGATGGCGCGAACAACTGCTTTCGAAGGTTCGTGCGATCGACAAGTCTCTTCTGGATAGAGATGGGCGCTTCTTCATCGTTGTGGTCGAACACGTAGTCGTCGATGTACGCGTCCAGGCGTCCGGAAATACCTGGTTGAGCGCTTTGATCCAGCATGTTGGCTTCGACTAGGATTTTCACCCACAGTCGACCCAGCATACCGGACACACCTCTGTACTCTTGCTGGCCGGCAATCAGCTGGTCACCGACTCTCGTCATCTCATGTGAACCTGCCATTTTTCATTCCTAGGTGATGATCACAATACCCCCGTAAGAAAACCTGAAAGCTCTAAGCAAAACCATCAGGTGAGGCTTCGTGATCATTTAATAAATGATCGAATTAATTTTTCCGAGAACACCATGACCACTCCTGATAACTCCTCACTGCAAGATCCGAACGATGTTGACCTTGACTACACGCAGGGCATGCGGCGCAGGATCGTCAACTCACTCACAGAAAAAGGGATTCCAGACAGCTTGGAAACTCTCAGTATGCTCACTGGCGTTTTGTCAGACATGGATCGGTCGAGCTTGGGTCGCAAGCGCTTGAAGACGGACGAGAAGATGGGCGATGCTGCCGCTGCCGCCCAAGCCATCATCAGCACTTTGTTCGACTCCCCAGGCATCAAGACGCTTGGTCAAGCTGGGGCTCGCACACTGCAGCCTGTTCTGGAAGATGGTGTCATCACGTACATCCCATCGGCAGGCGAGACTGATCCACTGACGAAGCAGGAGGATTTCGAATCCTTCAACGCTCGAATCCGCCAAGAAGCGGCAGCTTCTCGTGAATCTAAGCGTTGATACGGGTCACGGCTTGGGGGCCCATTCCTTCATCATCTTCTCGGCATCCTGACCAGTCAGAATCATCATCGGCTTGCCGACTTCTTCACAGAAGTTCGAGTCATGAAAGCCGCGATCGAGCAGCATCTGACGAACTTCTTTCTCAGTGAGCAGGGTGCTCCCAACCGGGCTTGCGTCGATCAACTGGTCCGAGTCTGCGTCGACAGCGCAGTCGGCATTCATGATGCTCATGCGCTGATACGGCGTGAGACGCATGATGGCTTCCAATCGCTCATAGTTGAACGCGAATACGCGGGCGCACGGATGCACCAGTTTGTCGCCGCCGCGTAGCAAGCACCCCACAATCGGAATGGGAAGATTGAATGCGGTACGCTGCGTGTAGCCCCGCAGGATGCCGATATAGGGATCTTCCCAGACATTGGACACGGCGATAACGCGTTGGTTCGTCATCGCTTGCAAAAGGTGACAAGCGTCTTTGATCTGCGTTTGCAGGTAGGTGGTTGCCAGGTCGCTCTGGGCCGCGTCGTAGCCAGCGCGGAACTGGCGGTTCTTCAGGCTCAGGAGACCGCGAAGTGAGGAAGGAAACATGATTTTTTAGCTCCGTTGGGGCTGTTGCTTGAGGTGGTCGAAAAACGAGTTGTCCATCAGACGACTCTTGAGTTGTGCCCCGGTGAGGGGTTCTTGCACTTTGTCTCGGTCGCTGTAAGCGACTTCGACTTCTTCGAGCGCGGGATGCGTGGTGTGGTTCACCAGTATCCAACGCTCTCGGGGGGTGAGCTTGCAGAGGGCTTCGAGCCGTTCCTGGGTGAAGGCCATGATGGGCCCGTAACAGATCGCGGTGGTCAGGGTCACGTAATCCTGAACAATCGGCAGGGGTACGTTGGTGAGCCCGATTCGGGTGGTGCCTGTCACAAACCCCACGACGATGTTCCCGTACAGTCCGTCGACTGAGATCACGGCAGTCGACCTCAGTGTGTCGTACGTCTGACACAGGAACTCATCGCGTTCTCGCAGCTCCTTTTTCTTCTGGAGCACTTGTCCCTCGCGAACGAATTCATCAACTACGCTGGGTGCAAAAATCACCAGCAGCTGACGCAGTAACGTTTTGAGCATGAAAACCTGCCTTGTTAGTGGGGATTAACTATATCTATAATTAGTGTCTGTAGTTTTTTGCATTGCGATTGAAACAGCATAAACCGCGTGGCATGTAGTCCACGCGGTTTATGCTGTTTCACTTGTTCAGGCAGGAAGATCTTCACTGAGGGGATTCATCGGTGTATCTGCACACACCACGGCAGCTGGGAAAAACTCAACTGCCAGGACCGGTTCAAACAGAAATGTGAACACCTCATAGACGGACATCCCGTTTTCTTTGAAAGTCGCTTCTTCCTTTGTAGACAACTTTCTCAAATGCCCCAGTTTTGGACAGCTCAGACGAATCGCCACCAAGCACCGCGTCTGTAGTGCCTTTTCGTGGTAGTTGATCCACGGGGTTGGGTCATACATGATCAATGCAGAATACTCAGCCGCTATGATTTCTGGGGTGAGTTCCGTGTGATTGAATCGAACAATCTCAATTTCTATCGAAGACCTGAAGACTTCGTTGAGAACAATGCTCAGTTCTTGCTTTTCCTCATCGTCCATGACGTAAGGATACACATTCACAACCAACGACACCTCATCAATGTCGTGGGGAGTGCCTTTGTTCTTCTCAAGGAAACTGTGAATCATCTCCGCCAGGAATGACGGCAAACGTGTCACGGCTGAGCAACGCAGCACGGCATCCAGGTTCTTTTTCTGGTGGTCTTTCCAGCCCTTGAGTTTCGGGTGAAGGCGCTGCAGATCGTCGTTCTCGCGGAGGTAATACATCGGGTTCTTTGAGACAGCATAGCCGAGTTCATTCGACATGTGAATCGCAGTACCTAAGCGAGTATCCAACAAACAATCCATCTCTAGATAGACTTTCTTTTTCATTGCCATGGCTTTTCTTTCTCGATTTGAATTTCAATGACTTTCACAGCCAGGTTCAGGAACCTGGCTTGTTCGATCATGTGCTTTGTACCTCGGGATTGCCCGTCCCAGAACGCAACCAAATGGCTACCCATTCGAGACATCAGGGTGTTTCGAATAAAACCTGCATTCTTGGAGAACTTGTTCCATTGTGCTGGTACCAGAATAATCGGCTGACGATTACGAATGCACCATTGCTTAATCAGGGCATCCGCCCCTGTCCTAGCATCGCCCGATATGAAAACAATGTCGTGACCATGCTGAACCACCATCTGTCGGGCATGAACAGCAATCATGGCGTAGCCGTGATAGTTTCGACTACCTGCAAAGATAACCCGCACCTTGTATTTGTTCAAGTCGGTGGCTGGGACAATCATCACTGGTCTTTCTATTTGAGCAGCGTGGAATTGATGTGCGCTGCCTTGAGGTACACATCCAGGGCTTGGGTTGACTGCACACCGGTCGAGTGCCGATCGATCTGCGCAAGGGATGCCTCGCCCGTGTGATCCAGCAGTGTTGTGTACGCATTGAACGCACCTTCGTCACCACCGCGTACTTTGACCAGCTCCAAGAGCGAGTTGTCCAAACCCATACCCGCCAACACACTGACCTCAGGGGCCGAGATCTTTGCAGCCTGGCTGTCACCAGCCGCCTGTCCTGTCAACTCATCAACCGTGTGACTGTCTTTTGCCACTGAGAGTTTTTTGCTCAGAAGCTGGGCTTGGCGGCGAATTGGGGCATCGATGACCAAGTGCGGGATTGGGGTGAGGTAGCCACGTGCGCCGTCTTCCGCAGGAATCCAGATGCGTTTGTAAAACCGATGGCCGAGCTTCTTGCCAATTTGAAGATTTCGCTTGAATTCTAAACGCACTTTCCCGAAATTGGGGGCGATGACCGCAAGCTTTTTCTTTTCGGATTCCAAGTCGCTGATGAACTTGTCAAAATCCTCGTCTGACATCGAAGCGAACAATTTCTCATACGCCCGTTTGTTATTCCCGTCCGGGATGATGTCGTTGATGATTTCAAGGCACAGTGCTTCGGCTGCTTTTCGATTTCCCATGGGGTTCTCCTAGATAGGTTGATCATAGCATCACGGGCGATGAACACCCGTGATTACCGCGATCACTCCTGAAAACCCACGACGATCACAGGCAGGACATAGGTCTTGAAGAAACCCACCCACTCATGATCGCTACCGTCACCGGTAAGAAAAAAACGAGCCTGCATGGTATCCTGGGGCAGTCGCCCCAAGTTGTAGCGCCAGAACTCGTTGATCACCTGCCTCTGAATGTCACGGTTGTACCGTGCTTGTTGAATCTGCTGGCATTCTTGCCAGATTCGAGGAATGCGTCCGTTCTTTTGAAAGAGCTTATCAAGCTCTGCCACTAGGCATGGAATAGGCTTTCTCATGTTGAATACTCTCGGCGTGTGTTCAGTGGAACTTCTTCTTGATCTCAGCGTACGTCAGGATCGTGCGTTTGTCTTCCGCCAGCCAATACGGATGGTACAGGCCCTTTCGCATGCGCAAAAGGTCCAGCGTGCTCAGGAACGGGACTTCTTGCTTGTCGTTGTCCAGCGTCCACCAACCACGCGTGTTGAGCAAGATGTTCCAGTCATACCCCATCGATTCCAAGTCTTCTCGGAGTTGTTTGGGCGAGCAGTACAGGTCATCCTCGCGGTCCCAGAGGTGGAACATCTGACACATCTCGGAAGTGATGTTCACTGCACGGCGAAGTTGTGCATTTTCTACCAGCTTTGACCGCACCGACGTGCGTGAAAGCGAAACGTCCGGCAGCAGATCCATGAAGTAGTGCTGCAGGTTACCGCCGATGCCGTAGCGATTGTTGGTCTTGACGTAGTGGAATTCCGTCAGAGGGCCAAGAACGCCTTCTCGTTGAGAAACGAGCAGTGTCATCACCAGACCTGTGGGGCCGTTCTTGTTTCGCAAAATGATCACGGTCACAGTGAAAAGGTCGGTATCGCCCTTGACCTTGTCATCCGAGTCACGCGGGTATTCCGGGCCCTTGGTGGTGTCGTTGAAGAAAACGGTTCCATTCTGACTGTGCAAGCACAGAGAGGTCAAGAACATGAACTTGTCCGTCACTCCCTTGATCTTGTCGCCGCCTTTCAAGAAGGTGAGCTTTTTGACGGGGCCTGCACGGGCATCCATCGGGATGTCTTTGCCGACGTGGGCCGTCAAGAACATCGGATTGGCAGCGCGTGAGATGTAGCGCAGCACATCGCTCAAGAAACGAATCTTGGCCAAACCTTGCCGCATGTGGATGGTATTGCCACCACTGTCGCCAAGTTCATTTTCGTCTTGGATGTTGACGATGTCTTCCGTTTCGAATTCACTGAACGAATCGATCTGCGTGAACGTGGGGATGAGCCACTTCATCAGGGTCGTTCCGTCCAACTCAAGGAACGGAGTCTCTCGTGTGAACTTGACTTTTTGCTTGATCTTTTCTTGTGCAAACTCTTTGAACTTCTCGTACCACTTGTTTGCGAAGTAGACGGTGCGATCGGAAATCTTCCAAATCCCCTCGGCCAAAAGGTTGCGGTCTTTGTACCGCTCGATGGCTTGTGCGAGTTTGGTCTTGCGTTGTTTGTTGACGTTGACTTCAGTGTCGTAGGTGTCGATTCGAGTGAACTCAAACCGAGAAGAAGCCGTCAACGTGAGGTAATCCTGGATGGTGGATTTGAAGTTGTTGCCCTGACCCACAATCCCTGTCAGAATGCCGACACCGCCATTCAAGATCGATTCCCGGTAACGTCCAAACTGGTACGTTCCTGTGGGGATATCCATCAGCGCACCGACGTTCACCGATGGTTTGACATCGTCGGTTTCTTCAAATTGAGGCAGGATATCGAAGCTCATTATTTGATCGTTCCTATAAGTGAGGGGGTGAGTACCCGCACAGCATCATGCTGGTGGGCAGTGTTTCACATTATCCCCTTTGCACTTAGTTTTTCACACAGCACCTCCAATTTAAGAAAGTCATTGAGATGACCTACCCTACACAAGCTGATGCCGTCATGGCGCTGAACGCCCAAGCCATGGCGCAAAAGAGTTTCGAAACGGTTGTCAACACCGATCTCGTGGTGGGCATGGAGTCCATCAACTTTGCTTCGGTCAGCGGCGTGTTCAAAGCCCTGGCGACCCAGGTCACCTCAACCTTGAAAGCCATGGTCGGTTTCACCGACATGCCTGTCATTGATGAGCTGCCAAAAGATCAACGAAAATTTCTGGCCCTCATCAAGGCAATCCCTTACACCAGTCTGGGTGAAATTCAAGCTCAGACGGTCGAGGGATCGAGCTGCACGTACTTGGAATATCTTGCGACCCTGAAGCAAGCCACCCAGTACGCGGTGGGTGTGCCCGAGAAGGTGAGCAAGTACCTGATCTTCTTGGGTCAGTTCGTTTCTGATCAGCGTTTCTCAACATCGACATACGACGACAAGAAGCTGCTGGAGGGGCAAGAAAAGATCCGGCATCATCACTACGACTCGTTTGGGAAGCTCCACAAGAAGAACTCTGTGAAGGCACTGACACGTGTGCGTGATGTGGTGGAGCGCAATGGTGACTGGGAGAAGGTTTTCAAGGAAATCAACCCTATCATCTCGTCGTTGGAAGGTGTGGACCGCAAGAAGATTCAAGCACAGATCAAGCAGTGCAACGACTACCTGGAAATCATCATCCAAGAATTCAGCAAGAACAAAGACCGCAAGGTCTCTCAAGAAGCCGCCAATCGGCTCTCCAATCTGGCATACGACATTGGTCGTGACCTGGAGTTCTACGCGACGACGCACTTCCGCTTGCTTCAGATCCGTGGGGGTATCGAAGTCACGATGAACCGGATTTCTGAATCGCTGGAATAAGCGGCATATGTTCCGTATAGAGCTTGCAATAAAACGCAAGCTCTATACGGGCATTATGCTGTTAAACCAGTGATCATCTTGGTGTTATTTTGACATGACTACCGTTGACTGGGATGTACATCTCAATCATCCAAGCTGTTGTGCCTTGTTTTGGTTTTGGGGTGTGTAGTTCATGGAAACGTTTGATCAGCCCATCTGTATTGGTGTCTTCAAAATTCAGAGTCAAGTAACTGATTGGCGTATCCAAAATAATCGAACCGTCTGCTTTAACCTTGGTTTCGTATAAGTCGTTATCGCCTGACCTCAAAATTGGACACATGCATACTCCAATTTCAGGCAGAGTTAACATTAGTACAACCCACGCAAAAACAGGTAACTCATCACCTGCTTCTGTCTTGACTTTTGTTTTTGAGACAATGTGTTGTAACATCTTCAAGTGTTCCGCAAAGAAGAAGTTACTCAGCTTAAAAAAATCTTCTTTCGTTCGGATTGGTTTTACTGACATTTTTAGCCTCTAAATTAAACTGGGATCAGTGCGCCGGGGAACATTTCAAAAAGATTGCGGTCTGGTTTAGCGTGAACATACCCCGATTTATACGGCACATAAGCTTCTATCATCCAGGGACGATCATCGGCAAAGCAACGCGTCTCGTTAAGAAACTCTTCGATCAAATGCGATACGGATGGGCTGGTAAAGGATACAACCCCCATTACTTTTGAACTTCGATCAATCGTAATGTCGAACGTCTGCATGTTGAGGGTAGCTTCATGTAAGGTGCAGTGACCTACGTTTGTTACGGGGCAGAAATTCAATGTGATTGATGATTTGCTTGGAAAGCTGAGGAGCAATATCCAAGCTAAAACAGTGTGTCGTTCACCTGTTTCATCAAGACAGAAGTTTCGATGAGCGACGTATCTTTCGATTTTCTTTTTATACTCGTCGTAGAATAAAGGCAAGCCATCAAATGCGGCTTTCTTGGGGGATGCTGGATTTGCCGAGTAGATAGATTGCATGGCTTTACCAAAAAAAAGGGGTGGTAGTAGTGCGGGCCTAAAAAGACCCGCACTCAGTTCATACTTCGATCACGTATTTTTCATCTACAACAAATGACCTGTCTTCTTTGCTAAACTGCCATTTGTTTAGGCAGTCGTCATAGACAACGATCGTGGCTGTGTATGTGTTTTGATCAAAATAAACCCCCGTCCTTTTTCTGGTGTGTTGTTTGAGTGCCAGGGCGGTTGCTTCGGCAGCGCGATGATTAAGAAACAACAACTTGAAATCAATTTCCTGATCACTTGAAAAAGCCGTGATTGCCATAACGATTCACTAAAAAAGAACGCCCCCGTGTACGGTGGGGGCTTACCGCGCCTGCTTAGATCACAACCCAGCCAACAGCCAGGTGAACTTTCAACAGACTAAGGGGGACCCACATGGTCCTCCCTGATTTATGCTTGAGTTGAATTTCCATGTCAATCCTTGAGATCGTAGATGATCCCGTCTTTCCAGACCGAGAGAATTTTACCCTGCGATGGGCTGCGGTACGCCTGAGTCCACTGGAGATCGAACACGATTTCCGAGGGGGTCTCAGTGTTGAAAAGACTGACTGACCCAAGGTCAGGACCCATGTACTCCCACCAAGCACCATCGTCCCACTCGCATGGGGTCAGGAGGGTCTTGCCGGATTCTGTTATTGGGCAGAAGTGGATTTCCCCGTCAACGTCCTTGACAATGACCCACGCGGTCGCATGGACCAGTGTTCCTCTCTGATCGTAGAATTTGGGCGACTTTGCGAGTCGCCCAATGTTCGTGAACAGTTGTTCGAATGGGCATTCCGCCGCGATCGGCCCGGTGCAGATTTGTGATATCATGTCTTTCCCCTTTAGATCACACGAACTGTCCAGGACAAGTCCTGGTTCTCGAACATATAGATCAGAATCCGACCATCACAGACCGGGTCAGATTCCCGGTTGAACTTGGCGAATCTGTCATCAATGAACGCGTGGCGGGTCTTCGGAATGAACCCGCCAACCGTTCCCTGCGAGAGGAACGGGCGCACCCCAGCCCGATGCATGATCGGGTTGATGCTGAACCCATCAGCCGACGCGGGGCAAAGGTAGAGTTCGCCACCAACTTCAGCGATGACAAAAGCACCGTACTTGATCTCACTGTCAGTGTGATTATCCACACAAGTCCACCCGAAGGTGGACAGACTACTGACCAAGCTCACGATTGTTTTGGCCAGCGGGTTACCGCCCAGCCAAATAGCCAGCGGCGTCGGTTGACGAACTTCATTCGCGGCGTTCTCGATCGCCTCCTTGAGGTTCCAGCATGCGTTCTTATCCATCTCAATTCCTTCGGGGTTAGCTCGTGATGAGCGTTGGGTGCCTAACAACGAGATTTGTGTCATTAGGTCACGGTAGTTATATATGACTGTAAATATTTGGAATTGAGAAAAAAGAAACGTACGGCATAAACCCCCTGTAAGCCTCCAAGTGCGGATGGCTTACAGGGGGTTTATGTTTCGATCAGGTGAACACCAGCTCGTTACGATGTTGGAACAACTCCAGGATCTCACCAGCAACCGTCTCGCGGTCATCATAAAGGAACCATTCTGGAATCGAGGCTGCTACGCGACGGGCGCATTCTCGCAGCTCAGCTTCTTTAAGCATCTGATGCTCAATCGCATCTACCTCTAAATCGATCTTCTCGGAGTTGGACCAGATGTAGCTCGACATCTGTACGGGTGCATTGAGTGCTTGCTCGTTTGTGGTCAAATGCAGTAAGCGATTGACGGATTGAACAAACATTTGATCGTGCTTTGTTCGTTTGGTGGCTACTGCTGCTAACGACCCAATCAGTAAGGCTCGTTTAGCAGCGTCGGGCAGTACCCAAATAAATGCTCTCACAAGAGGATTTACTTTGATGGCGATGGTGGTGTCCATGATGCTGTCGATTCGATGAGGGGTGTCATAAATCGCAACACCACATGAGCAAATTCAGGGCGCCGGCCTGAAGTGCTCAGTGATGCATGCGTACTACAATCACAGTATTTTTTGTGTGGTGTACACTTCAGGCAACTGTGGGGCCTGTGGTTGGTGCGGCGATCACTCGGAGATTAGCGAACACTCCTGAGAAAATCCCGTACCCGGTGTCTGTGAAGACAGCGGTTGCGTAGCGTAAGAGTTGATCAGATTCGAGCCACGAGATGACGACGATTTTCGGGTTGAGGTGCTCGATCTTCTTGAGGGAGTTACGCGGCGGCGTGTCCACCCCTAAGGTCAGATTGACTTTGCACTTGTGTCCTTCCGGTGAAAAGACAACGTCAACATCAAACCCAACAAATCCAGCGGAGAAGTCGCTCTTGAGCGTGGGGGTCTTTTCATCTTCTTTCGCTTTGTTCTTCTTGACACCCACGTCGTAGATTTGATTGGTGATGTCAGTTGGGTAATACCGCAGGTCATTACACATGTACCCCGACAGAACCGCGTAGAGCAAATTCACACGCTCTAGTGTTCTGTGCGCCAAGAGTGGCGGGTTGAGGATCTTACTCAACGGGGTGATTTTCTCAGCAGCCGGCTTCTTGGAGTCTTTTCGACTCGAAGTCTCCACAAACCCATCGATGAACAACACATCGGGGTTACGTCCCTTTCCACGCTGAAGGCATCGATTCCCATACTTCGTGATCATGGAGTGGACACGTCGCTCCAGCAGCTTATCCAGCCGAACCATGGCGATTTCGTGGTCCCCATTGGTCACGATTGTTTGGAATAGCCGTGTGGTTTCGATCGCAGGGTCGGGCTCAAACAGCTTCACAAACGCGTGGTAACCGTCTGCCATTCGGGTACCTGTCAATTCATCGTCCTTGCCGTGGTTGCCCAGGTAATATTCACCTGGAACCAACTGATCCGGGTTGGTGGACATGTACAAGCAACGATGGTTGATCAGAGGATGCTTGTCGACAGCTTTGTTCCAGTAACCATCAGGCGGCTCATGACTAACACTGTGATAGTTGTCTTCGCCGCGTTTCTTGGTGAGCACACCGATGGTGGCCAGCTCATCAGCTTCCACGTTGCCCGTGTGGCCATTGTGCGCTTTGATCCACTTGAACGTCACCTCTCCGCCAGTTTCTTTGATGGCGTTGATATTGGTGTACAGTGCTCGCCAATACTCCTGGTTTTTGACAGGCGTGCCGTCTGACTTGATCCAGTGGTTGCTACTCCACTTATCCAGCCAGCCATTGCCAGCACCGACAACACCTTGGCTATCTGCCACAATCGTGACGTTCTTTATTTCGTTCTTTTTGGCGTATTCAAGTACCCAGTTGGCAGCAGTGATTTCAGCCATGTTGTTGGTAATGACACCTGGAATGGAGCCGAACGCGTCGATGTAACCAGTCACTTTGACAAGCTCATGAGGCTCGTACTCTGCTGCTCTGGCTTTGTGAACGTACCCTATGTTTGTGACCAAGTAGTTCGGGTTACCTGATCCCTTCTTAGGGGCTTCATTCGAATAGGTGTATGCGTGGACACCGTAACCGCCGTCACCAGGGTTTGGTCGGCAGCCACCGTCGGTGTAAGCGGTGATCGATACTACTGGGGTGGTTTTGTCTGTCATGGGGCGTGTGTTTATTAAAATGTAGGACTCATGGTATCTGGCAGGGCGGTATTTTAAGGCTATTTTCTACACCGGTCCACTTGCCCCAGATAGTCAAAAAACGTTTGTTGTTGTGCGTTGTACGCCGCTTTCACTTGTGCAATGTGTCGCAGCAACAGATCGATCTGCCGATCTTTTTCATTTCGCGGTATTGCTTTGAATTCGGCCAATGGCGCCAGTGGTGCAGGTTCGGGTGAGGGCCTGTTCACCGTACACTCAGGCTGAGCAGGCCCTACAAATGTAGCAGGTGTACCAATGGGTGCAGGAATGATGGCTTGATTATCCTTCTGGAGGATAACAAACGAGCAAGCTGGCAGAAGCAAGCACAGCAGCAAACTCAGCAGTTTCGTTTTCATTGGTCTGTTCCTTGTAATGCTTGAAGATGACGGTCATACGCATCCTCGTTCTGTACAGGTTGATGATATGTCTTTTTGGGTTTCTTGACTGGAGGTTGTTCCCTCGCAATCACGGGTGAGGGCGTCGGATTGGGTTCGGCTGCTGCGGGCGGGGGAGGCGCTGAAGCCGCAACAGGAACTTCAATTTGTCTTGGAGGGGACTCAGCTTTTCTTCTGAGCTTGGTGTTCTCCACAGAAACCGCCCACAGCTGCTTACCGAGGAAGAAACATAAAAGAAACGAACCCACCCCAACCGCCAGCATCACTTTCTTTAAAAGTGTCACTGGTGGTGGTTTCTTCTTTCTGTTGTACTTTTTACCAAAAAAGACTTCTACAACGAATGGGTAAATCAACCCAAAGGCTTTGACAAACGGGGGGAACATTGCGCTTAGACCTCCAAAAGCATTCAACCATAGGGCTGAAAATGGTATGATTAAACCGAAGGACTAGGGAGCGCATACAGCATAAATGCCTCTCTAGAAAAGATACACGTTTTTTAAGCACGCGCAGAGGATACACAAATGTACCAATTCAAAGGATTTGCAGGGATTACCCCCTTGGTGAGTAATGATTCTGGGGTGACCAGTATCATTGGTGAGCTGAGTGCTTACTCAGCTTCTTTTGCACGTGATGTGAAAATTCACACGACTGCAAAGCCCAACGTTCAAATTTACGAGTTCTTCTCGTCTGCAAATTCGTCAGGAAATGACGCTACAAGTGTCACACCACCTGCTGCGATTTTGACCGCAATCAAACGGGTGGTGGAGTGGATCTACACCCGTCAAGAAGCCGTCACCACCCAAGAAAACAAAGCTGACTTTTTGCTGGCTGTCCAAGGTGAGTTCCAAGCGACAGCCTTGAACTTCGACTGCGGTGCAATCGTTTTGTCGGGCCAGAACAAGCCGTACCCGACATTCATTTCGTGGAAAACGACTGGACTTGCTGAGGACAATTATACCACAATCTATTTCAGTGATGAAATCTTTCGCAAGCTCTATGATCAATACCAGATCGTCGTGGTGCCACCACTCAAAGACATCGATGGGTTTTTCCAGACCTACACCGACGTGGTGACGACCCTGGGTACGGTAACCTACCCAGAGACACTGAATGCCATCCAAGCGGCCAAGGATGGCTACCCTGAGACACTCCTCACGGCAGAGACCTTCAACTACGTCAATCCACTCAATCCGAGTGTGATGACCAAAACGAATTGGTCCTTCCTTATTTATGGTCCTCAGGGGAATAATCCCGATGCAATCAAACAAGCACTGATCGACTACATCACGAGCTTGTCAAAGAAGCCGCTGGCTGACTGGAAGAAGATCTTCCCAGATATCTTCAAGTCCACTGAGTTTTTGTTTGTTCCCAAGTGGCACAATTATGCCATCAATGAAGCCTCATTGGTGAGCGGGATTTACTCCCCGGCAACCAGCCCACTGGCTGAGCTGGCCTACGCCAAGCAAGTGCATCAAGAACTGACGGCTGGTTTCATCGACACGAATTTGCAAATCGTGGCGCACCCTTACAAGAGCATTCAACTCTTGAGCATCGGTGGGGCGGATAACCGTGAGAACAAGTACAAGATCACAGACTTCTTCCCGGACATGATCTCGGTGTCTTCAACAAGTGCTGACTTCAACCGCATGGAGCCCCTCACCAAGGGTTTCTTGGAGAAGCTGGCTGAGATGATCTACTTTGCCGAGACCCTGACAGCTTACAGTGATTTGCCGACCAGCTATCGCCGCGCTGTTCGGTCGAACGTCACCTACATCAGCGTCACGTATGCCAACATCCGGTTCTTGGTAGCAACCAAGGCCACCGCTCCGACGAACTGATTGAGGTGATGACATGATTGGAATCTATCCCGAAGTGGGTTTGATTGGGACGTTCGTTACGCTGGCGCCCTACAACGCGCACGTTCCGGACAATATTCGCTACACCTGCTTAGCAGTCAAAAGCTTAGCGGGTATGGAGAGTCAAGGGGAGTTGCCGTACGACACTGTTTATGCTCCGTACGGAATCTCATCACTGCAGTTCCGCCGAGACTTAGAAAATGACGTGAAAGTCATCACGCTGCAATCCAGCGATGGTGACATCATCCAGATCCCCAACTCGTTCATTGAGAAGATCCCTGACTCGAACGGTGTGGCGTACACGATGATGATGCTTTGCTGCGCACTGCAGGCGATTCCTGAGTCCACTGAGCTGGAGTTGATCAAGCAAGAGATCAGTGACTTGGTGACGGCCCGTTTCGGCGTTGGCAGCGATGTCAAGGAAGTGGTTTATGGTCCCAGTGTGATGCTCTCTCACGAAATGCATCACGCGATCACGACCCATCGGAGAGACACGATTGATCGCAACGACAATCCGATCCTGAGAGTCGGGAAGCTGGAGAAAGAGAACCACGATCTCAAAGCACGACTTGAGATACTGGAAAACTACATCAAAACAAAACTGATCACTTGATCATAAAACATAATGCGCTGGGGTAGATTTCCCAGCGCATTATGCCTGATCATTCTTTGAATCATCGACTTTTTGGATCATCTTCATCATGAATATTCCTGAATTTACACTGGCGCACGACCCGCGTGGGGTGTTAGCTGCAAACAAAATTACGAGCGAACTGCACGGGTTGTCAGGAGAAAAAGTCCGGATCATCTTCCCCGAGTGGGGTTGCTTTTTCAGTGACACTTTGAAAGTGTATCAAGTCGTCTCTGGTGCAGAAGTTTTGCTGACCAAGCAACAATACTCCGCTATCGAGATGCTTGTAAAAACATCCGCCAAATTGGGCAAGCCTATTCACTGTGGCGTGTTGATCACCGATGCCGCTGTAACAGGCGAGGTGCGTCTGGATTATCAAGCGCTGGGTGGGGATAAACACATCAACGTCAAAAAACTTGCACAAATCATGCAAGACGTGGACAGCTTGTTGTCTGTCAATTGGGCGACTGTGAACCATCCGAAAGAGTTCAAACCTGCAGATCACTTGCATGATGCGAGGGATATCTACGGGTTGGAATTCGTTCGCGACAGTTTGATTCGTGTGAAGGATGTCATCGGAAATCGTGACACTGTTTCTGAGCAAAGACTGCTGCAAGTCAACCTTGCAGAAGCTGAGGGCGCATTCTTCACCCGGCAAGCAGATGGTATCAACGATAAGCTGGATGCCATTTCTCTTCTGATCGACGACAGCGACACCAAACTGCTGGCGACACATGAAGTTCTGATCGATACGAAAAACGATTTAGCAAGACTCACTGACCTCACTGGTCGTGCATTGACGGGATGGTTGGATTTCGAGAGGCGCGCAGCGAATGCCCTGCCCTCTATGATCTTGGCAGATCTCTGTGAAAAACAGTACGCTTTCAATCAGACAAAGTTCCCACTTCCGCTGAAACTGCCTGGGGTAGACTTCTGGGTGGATTTTACAGACGCCTCGACAATCACCAATTCGAATGCTGGTTTGGTGGTGCGTGATAAAGCAAAGGGTCGGATTTTTTCTGGCTTAGATGTCACGATTCGCAAGAATCCTCATCTGAATAAGAATACGGGGGTGTTCTCTGGGTTTTCAAGATTGACGCAAACACACGGCGTCGATTTGAAGATTGGTGCCGGCAGCACCGTCATCTACGTTTTGGCCCGTACAGCCGAGAAACAATCTGTGGTTGATTTGTTTTCAAACGAGACATTCTACCTCCGTGCGAATTTGGCTGAGAAAACCCTGCTGGAGTATTCTAAGAACATCCAAGGACTGACGGGCGCAATTGCGCGCAGTGAGTACGGTGATGGACGAAATGTACACGTTGCGTGTGCTATACTCGACAATACTCCGGTGTCGCGAATTGTCTCAAACTCACCGAATTCTAGCTACAAGGGTGCAGGTGGCTTCATAGCTGAGCCCGTTTTCTCCCAGACACCGAACACGGTGAAATACATCGGCTCCAACAAGATCACTCAGGACGCGAGCGTTGCTGAAATCATCGTGGTGAATCGAAGGTTATCCAATTATGAAATCGACGCCATCAGCAAATACCTCCAGTTAAATTACGGCGCTGGGTTCACTTTGGTGGCAAATGGGGACTTCACCTCTGGTCTTTGTGACTTCGAGAGCGACTGTGTCTTCTACCCATACACAAACACCCCCGGCAAGGCCCTTCTTAGCGTCAAGGAGGGCCTGAAGTACCTCAGCACTGGCCCCTCTGCTCTTTTGGATTTTGAAGGCTTTGACGCGGTTTATTCTGCGATGCCTGAATACAACAGAATTCTGCAAGTCTGCTCTGATGGCGGGCTTGGGTTCTGGAAACAGATGTGCGATTTGGATGCTGGTGTGACGTACGTGTTAACCTGCGACCTGATTTATGACAACAAGAACATGCCGGATTTGAAACTCAAAATCAATGGGGTCACGCAATCGACTTCTGTTTCACTTCCAGCCACTGGATGCTACAAAAACAACATCCAGTTTGTCTTCTCAGCGCCAGCAGATGCCTGCCTGCTTGAATTGGTTGACTCTCGCCAGCCTGGTAATCCTAGGTATTTTGGCTTGAACCTAGTAACATTGGTGCGCGATTTTCGTGCGCTTGCGAATTAATGGAGCATTACAAACATGTCCAACTTACTCCCCTCTCGTTATCCGCTGGATCTGACCGGTAGCAGCACCGACAACCTGGTTTCTGGTGAATCACACGTACTTGCGACGCGCAAGTATCGCAGTGTCGTGACGAAGTATGGCCCGTACTACGCAGGCTCTTTGATCGTGGTTGACACGATCGGCAATAAGCGTCTGATGCGCGGTGCGGATTATCGGTGTGTTGACCTGGTGTCGCTCCCGTCTGCTCAGAGTGGCAAGGAAGTTTTCACCACCATTTTGATCATCAATCCAGCAATCAGCAACAATATTCAAGTCAGCTACCAAGCAGTCGGTGGTGGCTATGAGAAAGCCTACGACGGAATCAGGCTCCTGCTGGATAACCTGATGAAAGATGATCGGCCGATCGAATGGCCGAACATCGTCAACCGCCCAGAAGTTTTTGATCCGGTTCTTCACTTGGAACCACTGGGTGATGGTATCGGGTTTGAGTACCTGGTCGAGGCGATTGAACGTGTTCGCAGCACGCTTTTGCTGGGTGATCAGATCGGACATGATCAGCTGCTGAAGTACATCGATTCACACATCCAAGCACTCACACAGTTGCTGGATGATCGGCAACTCAACACAACGTCAGGTGCGCTGGCTCAAGCGAAAACCGCAGCGACTTCAGCCGCCCTGGCAATGAACTTCATCATCAAGCTCAACGATGAAGTTGCAAAGATCGAATCGGAGGTCGGTCGAGTTTCTCGGCTGGCGGAAGAACTCACGCAGGGCGCGAAGACTGCTGAAGCGACTGCCAGGGCGCTGCTGATCAGCTCTCCAAGCCAGTTCTTAGCGGCGGGGAACACATCGTTCATATCGCCGATTCCGTTCAATGCTGAAGTTCCTCTGTTCTTCCCAGTGGCTGAAGCTGTAGGTGTCGTTGACAGCGACACCTACGCAATCGGTGCGCAAGGGAACATCATTCAAGGTCTCACCATTGCTCAGCTCGATGCGGCCCCTGCCGGCAACATCTGCTTGAGTGCAAAGCTGATTCTTAGCAAACAAGTCACGACTGGGCTTGCTTGTTTAGATCTGATTTTCAAAGCACACGACTACCGTGATGCGGCATTGTCGGGGATCTACGTTGATCAAATGCAGATTGACCTGTACCCTCTGAAACTGTTCAGTGCCGCTGGTGAGCTGTCCTCGGTTTTCTGTCACACACTGAACAAGCAGCAAAGCGGGGTGGCTGCAGACAACGTTGCTCGAACAATCACGTACCAGATTCAAGGGGTGGATTCGACATACGGTTCTCTGACGGATCTGGCAACAAGGCGAATTGCAGATCACCTGGCTGATTTCCGCAGTGATTTCAACGCGCGTGGTTATGGGACTGCCCAACGTAAGTTGGTGAGTTTCAAGATTCCTCCAGGAACTGAGATGAAGTTGTCGTTCTATTTCTCGGGTACAGAGATCGCAATGCTTCGGCGCAATCTGAATGTGATGTTCGAACACCTGGTACTGATCAAGAACAACACGTCGACTTTATTTGCAAACCCTCACGCCGGAAAAATCAAGGCGCTGACTGGGCGTTTCAATTGAACGATTGAAACACAAGGCATAAATGGGAGGCCCGGCCTCCCATTTATGCTGTCACTCCCAATTTTACTTCTTGTCACCCAACCAACCCTGAGGACCAAACATGCTCACAATCCTCGGGTAAAGATTGATCACATAGTCGGGCGCCTCATGTTCGATTAGTTTTTCTTTGAAGATATCCACCGACATCTTCTTTGTCACGCCAGTCAGCGATGGGCGGTACTGACAGAGAGCATCATGCACCAATGACGCGACGTACGACACAGGGTGCCCATCAATACCGAGCGGGCCTTCTGGGGTGCCGAACCAGTATCCATTTTTGAAAATGGACGATGGTAGCTTGTACGACGGGGAACACCCATCCCAAGAATACCCCTTCGGGATGATCAAGAGACCATTTTGAATCGCGAACCATTCCCGAGTGAACGAGACGTGCTCGAACGCTTTGCTGTAGCAGCGGTACTCTTGCTGGAGTTTATACCGCCACGTTGTAGGGAGATCTTCGGTTGTCATGTTGATCCTCATTCAAGAGAGTTGATGAATTTCAGGCGTTCTTCGATTCCTTTGTAGAATGCTTCCAAGCTGATCTTTTCTTCGATGAGTTGCTCCAAGAGTAGGTTGAACAACTCAACGCTTTCCCAGTAGACCTTTTGAAGTTCAGCAGCGAAGCCGCGGTATTCCGGGACTTCCGAATGCACGAAAGCTTCCACTCGCCGATAGTTCTTGTACCCTTTCTTTTCGGAGTACACATCAAGAATTCGACGGAGGTTCTTTCGGCAGAGTGCTCCGATGATGAGTTGGTCCTTCTTGCTGAACCCAACTCGCTCATCGGTTTGCGGATCAATGAAGCAGCACGCATCAATGATGTCTGTCAGGTTCCTTTCGTAGAGTTTCCACTCGACAAGAAGCCCTCCATTGGAGATGCGTGCTTCCATTCGAGCTTGAGAACCAAGCTCAACAGGTGGTTTATCAGCCACTTCCCCGCAAAGCAAGTTGTTTTTATTAAGTCCTCGAACACTGACCATTGTCTCAGTGATGGGGAACTCGATGATTTCGGTACCGAGGCACCTTGCGTAGACTTTCATTTGAACACCTTTAAGCACCAAACACGAAGAAACTCGGCATCTTTGAGACATAGTCGTTCACTCGACCCGTAGAGTTCTGAGAAATCACGACACTGCCGTTGGCCGACATTGTTAAGCTGTGGAAACAAGCCCAAGACACGCTGATGTCTGGTTCTTGGAAATCATTCGCTAATGCACTATCGGTTATTACAATTTTGTCATTTTCAATAACGAACCCAACAACAGATCCGAAGTATGGGCCAGAACCAGTGCTCGCCCCAATAGATGACATCAGTCCTCTAAAACCCGTCTCATCTAAAGCAACAGACCACCCCATAAGAGCCACTCCTGTAGGAATATCTGTTAATGTGAATTGTTTATGGTACTTTAATGCCCAAACATTATTGATTTTCTTGTAAAGAGTCAGGGCTCCGCTCGACCCGCCCACTACTAAGGTGGCACCATCACGACTAAGTCCGAACCCAAAACCGTAACTCCCAGACGTTGCGTTTGTTGGCTTTAAGGTTGTCGTCAGCGTCCATGTATAACTTCCGCTTGGACGCGTATAAATGTAGACAGCCCCTGTCGATAGAGTTGCTCCGTTATCAGTTTGAAAATTACCAACAACACAAGTCAAGCCATCGGCACTCATTTCCAGGGCTGTTGAATTGTTCCCACCAGTGACTACGGTACTTGTTGTTTTGATACCCCAAGTTAACGTTGTTTCATTGTAGGTGTAAATATCGGTATAGACACTCACCGTAACGTTGTCGTACCGCAACACTGCGAAAGCCAAACCATCAGCAGAACACTTGATCCGCCTGCCGTAAGTATCTCCAACGGTCGAGCACCGGATGCTGTTGCGTAAAACCCAATTCGTACCGTCGAAATCGTAGATGAAAATTTTACTCTTATCGGTGGTAGAATTGTATTTGACCGAGCACGCCACGAACAACCTGAGGCCATTCGCACTTAACGCCACTCCAGTGCCATAGCCTGCGCCACTACCAACACCAGTGTAGCCTGCAATGACTGGGTCGGTGTTTTGAATGGTATATTTCAGAACAAACGATCCATTTTCATAATCGTAGATATCCACAAACCCGTAAGAGGGCAGGCCGCTGGCCGAAAACGTCCCGACTGCGATTCTTTTCCCATCAGCGGACAATGCGCCTGCAGGATGCCTCTGACCTACTGTTCTTTCATTCCAGAGCTTTTGAATGAATCGAATGCTACCATACGCTGCCGTAACAAAAACAACAGGGGACGATATAGCGCCCCAACCATATTTCTCGTCAAAGAATCTGACCTTAAGCGTGTAAGTATGGCCGTACTTAAGTGCGCCCAATGGAACAGCATACGAAGTCAGGTTAGCAACATCAAATCCACTATTCACAACTTCAACAACAGCACCATTGACAGTTTCTTCGATGATCCATTGTGTCTGAATGTGTTTTTTGTCACTCATCGACGCGTTGGCGCGATTGCGTGCATCAAACCCGGAGACACTGAGAATGGGGGTCAGACCAACGTTCGACTGATTGTTGGTAGGCGACTGTACGATAGGCGTTGCCGTAGTCACCGTATCTGTCGGAATTGTCTTCACGAGTGGTGCGGAAACATTCCCGAGGTTATCCACCGCCGTGAGGGTGAGCGTGTACGTCGAAAGAGAGAAGTTCCGAGGGCCATATGCTAGGGTGTAGCTTGCCGTGTTCCCACTGGCCGGCAGCGTCACGGTCGTTGTTGCCCCAGATGAGTCGTTCTTGACACTCAGGGAAAACGAGACAATGGAAGTAGCTGCTCCAATGGGTGCCGCTCCAAACGTGAGAACATAAGGCACCAGGAAATAAGCAATGGGGTCTGACTCAGAAATTGGGGTATAAACCGTAGACCCTGACAACCCACTTGTGATCGCAGCGTCAGCCTGGGCAGGCGTGATAGCGACCGAATTGTTAATCCCTGCTGCAACTTGTGCGTCTGTGGCGAATTGCAAGAGACCGATCACAGTTTCCGTCGCAGATACAATCGCAGAGCGCTCCAGAAGAGCAGCCTTGAGGCGGGCAGGGGTGATCACCTTGGCTCCGGTAGCGTTGGTTTGAATGTCAGAACTGGAGGCCAGTTTGACCTTACCCTGTATTGTTTCTGTCGCGGTGACAATGCGGCGATTCAGCTCGCGCATCACGAACAATG